CATTAGTGTATTGTACCTTTGGGAATGATGTGAAATACATTTTTAAAACCCTTTTGCTGCACGTTCTCTTGTTACAATTTCAACTTCTTGGAAGCTGAGAGACACACTCGTATTTTGTGGTGGCGCACCAAAATCGTCTGGCCTATACGCAGTATACCTATCGGAACCATACTTCACTGACATATCTTTAAGATAACAGGTTGTTATTCTATTTAAATATCTATTTCGTTTTGGTGAATGGTCTTCATCAAGATACATGTATTTAATATCAAACAGATCTGGTACAGTCAACGTTCTATCACTTATCTTATCAGTGAAAAGCCCTGATGTATACTCAGGTAACATTGCTGACTTAAATTCGTTAACGATATCATTAACTACTCTGCTATCTTCTGCACTAGTTGGTATAAAAGTAAACTCATATTGAAATTCTCTTCTGTTTACACCTTTGAAGAAGAGCTCCATTTTATCAGTCACCACCTTATTGGCTTTCAGTTGTCCAACTTCTGCGACACTACCCATGCCAGGAAGTGCACCGAGAACTGAATTTAAAGCGCCAAATGCCGCTGAATTGAGAGCATCACTCCCGGCCCCCATTAATTCGTTTTGAATTCTTGGAGCCTCTTTCATCGCCGCGCCGATGAAACCCTTAGCACCACCCTCTGATGACGCAAGTTTTTTAATGGTATCAGCAATAGATGCACCTAATTCTGCACCGACGCCAACTGGAAGGTCTGCATAATTAGAACTATATCCAACATTGACAGAAGCTGGCATATAAAGAGATATCTGTGCAATAGAAGTTTTCGTTTTACCTTCTAAAGTTATGCTTTTATCATCCTGACTTCCTTTACCTGGCAAAAGTTTTATTCTGTCAAAAATGATATAGTGGCTAGGAGTAGGTCTGCCAGTCTGTACATTCTGTGGAAACCGTAACATTTTTTTAGTCAATTTTGAAGGAGTTGGCTGTTCTTGAGTTGGAGATCCCTGAGCCCTCTGAAGTGCGTCCTCAGATGCAGAAAAAGAGCTTACGATAGCTTCCCGTGCTTTTGCTGCGGCTGCGTCGTTGGCAACCACATCGAC